CTTTTTCGCCGCGCCAACCATGAAGGCCGTCAGTTCAATCAAAGCACGGTTCTTCACGGCGTTGTCTGTCGCGGCCAAACAGAATGTCACTGTTTCTGCAGCAATCAGGAATCCTTTCCCTTCCTTGCTGTAGTTCTGGTAGACCGCAAAGAATGAAGTCCTGTCTGTCACAGGTTCCTCTTTCAGGTCTTCAATCAGCTTGTCCGGCACCTGGATATTTTCATGCCCCGCAGCCCGATTCAGAAGATATTGCTGGGCATGGAGCATGAAGACCAGGTTGCGCATCTGCGCCCCGTCCATGCCGTCAGCCGGAATCGTGATTTCCATCACATCCGGATTCGTTTCCTGTTCAGGTTTTTCGCCCTGCTGTGGTCGGGATTTCTGCGCCGCTTCCGGCTGCGGAAGGATGCCTTCCTGCTGGAGAAAACCAATCATGGCGGCTTCTGTCTTTCCATCGTCACATTCGATATCGCCGCTGCGAAGGATGCGGAAGCTCTGCCCTTCGTAGGCAAAGGTCGGCGCTCCAGCGTAATGAAGCTTTTCATTATGGTTGAAAGGAATCA